TGGAGACAAAACTGTATCAAGTGGAACTTTTACAATTCAATTTCCAACAGCAGACGCATCTAACGCAATTCTTCGGATAGCATAAGGAGGGACTCCTTATGGCATCTATCTGGGGTGGTGATAATCCTTCAGTAGCTTGGAACCAAAATTCCTGGGCATCTAATACTCTTACAGTTTCTTTAACAGGTCTTAGTACTACAAGTACAGTTGGTTCATTAGAAGCTTCTAATAAAGAAGGTTGGGGCCGACAAGAATGGGGTAATTCTGGTTGGGGAGTAGAATATTCTGTTGCACCAACTGGTGTAAGTGCAACTTCTAGTGTTGGAAGTGTTACAGCAACTCAACTTGTTACTGTACAACCAACTGGTGTAAGTGCTACATCTTCAGTAGGATCATTAACTCTTGACCTAACTTCTATTGTAACACCAACAGGTGTACAAGCTCAAACAGAACTTGGTGATTTTGACAATGCCGGTACTTTAGTTGGTTGGGGTAGAAATGGTTGGGGTGAAGAACCTTATGGAGATTCATTTAACAAGCTTATTCAACCATCAGGACTTTCTGCAACTTCTAGTGTTGGATCATTAGGTTTTGATTTAACATCTGTAATATCTCCAACAGGCGTAAGTTCTACTTCTAATGTTGGTTCTTTAAGTTTAGTTATAGATTGTACAGTTGTGCCAACAGGAGTTAGTGCAACATCTAACGTAGGAAGTATTTCTCCAGCTGATGTTATGGGATTAACAGGAGTTTCAACAACTTCAAGTGTTGGATCTATTTCTCCAGCTGATGTTATGGGATTGACCGGAGTTAGTTTAACATCTAGTCCAGGAGATTTAACTGTTAGTTCAAATCAAATAATTACACCAACAGGTGTATCAACAACATCTTCTGTAGGATCTTTAACACTTGAAATAGGGGTTCCGTTAACCGGGGTTAGTTCTACATCAACAATAGGTACTATTTCTCCAACAGAAATGACTATGGGATTAACAGGTCAACTAGCAACATCTAGTGTTAACGCTGCAGGATTAATTCTTAGATATTATGGAAAACTTGATCCTAAAACAAGCACAGGATATTCAACACAAAGTCCTAAAACGTCTGTTAGTGGTTATTCAACTAAGACGCCAAAAACAAGTACAGGATATACAACTAAAACAGCATAAATATGTTTGACTTAAACATAATTAAACAATATATATAACAATAATTAGGAGAACAAAATTATGGCATCAACTTTTACGGATCTTGGCTTAGAGTTAATGGCCACTGGTGAAAACGCCGGTACATGGGGAACAAAGACTAACGCAAATTTACAACTTATCGAACAATTAACTGGTGGATTTTTAGAAGTATCTATCGCAGGTTCGGGAACTGTGGCTTTAGATATTGATGATGGTGCTTTAACAGGCACAGCTCAACAAAGAGTTATTAAATTAACAGGTGCTCTTACAGGATCAAGAGTTGTAACTTTTCCTGTTCTTACAGAAAATTTTTATATTATTCAAAATGCAACTACAAACGCAGAAACAGTACAATTAAAAGCTGCATCTGGTTCAGGTGCAACTGTTACTTTTGCAACAGATGATAAATCACATAAAATTGTATACTTTGATGGTGTAGCAACTAACACAGGTGTTTTTGATACTGGTTTTGGAAGTGGAGATGTAACTCTTACCGGAACACAAACTTTAACAAACAAAACTTTAACTAGTCCTAAAATTGGAACTTCAATTTTAGATACTAACGGAAATGAACTTGCACTTTTAACAGCTACAGGTTCAGCAGTTAATGAATTTACTTTAGCAAATGCTGCTACAGGAAATGATCCAACTTTATCTGCAACAGGTGGTGATTCAAATATTGACATAGCTATAAAACCAAAAGGAACTGGAGAAACAGTTTTTGGAACAGGTGCCGCAAATGCAACTATAACTTCTAGTGGAGCACATGATTTAATTTTAGATACTAACTCAGGTACTAACTCAGGTACAATCACAATTACAGACGCAGCTAATGGGGACATAACTATAGCTCCTAATGGAACTGGAGTTGCTAAAGCAGTAGATGCTGGAGATAACACTGGTGCAATTAAAATTGCTGGTAAAGAAACTATTTGGGTTCCAGCAGTAGCGATGTATCCAACAACTACAAATGGTTGTGCAGATATAGCACAAACAGAGTTAACAGCTGGACAGCCTGAACTTAAAACTTTAGATTTTGATCAATCTTCAGATGAATTTGCTCAATTTGCTGTTGCATTTCCTAAATCATGGAATGAAGGCACAGTAACTTTTCAACCTTTTTTTACAGCAGATACAACAAACACGGGTTCAGCTAAATTTATTTTAGCGGGTGTTGCAGTAGCTAATGATGGTCCTATCGATGTAGGGTTTGGAACAGGACAAGGAACAGCAATAGGATTTAGTGGCACAGCTAATGATTTAATGGTTGGAAATGAATCATCTGCAATTACAATTGCAGGTTCACCTGCGGCAGGTGAACAAGTATTTTTTAATATCTTTAGAGATGTTTCAGCAGATAATTTAACAGCAGATGCAAAACTATTAGGTATAAAATTATTCTTTACTACTGATGCTGCTAACGACGCATAAGGAATTTAGATATGAGAGATTTAAAAAATAAACTTATTTCAAGTAAAAATACAAAAAATACACAAACACTAAAAAGTAAATCATTTGGTTATCAAGTTTTAGGATTTGGTTCTGGTGGAAGCGCTCCACCTCCTTTTGTTCAAGCTACAGGAGGAACTATAACGACAGAAGTTAATCATAAAATTCATACATTCACAGGAAATGGAACTTTTGAAGTTACAAGTGCTGGAGACCCATCAACATCAAATTCAATAGAATATTTAATTGTAGCTGGCGGTGCTGGAGGTGGAAGATATATTTCAGGCGGTGGTGGTGCTGGAGGGTTAAGAGACAATTTTCCACAACCAGCAACAGGAGGTGTGCCTGTATCAGTACAAAGTTATCCAATAGTTGTCGGAGGAGGCGGTGCAAGTGTTTCTCCAGGTTCCCCAATGGGTGCTACAAAAGCGGCTGGAGGTAACGGTTCTGCTTCATCTGCATTTGGAGTTTCCACTGTAGGAGGTGGAGGAGGCGGTGCAGATAGAATGGCAAACGGAAATCCAGGAGGCTCTGGTGGAGGACAAGGTGGTAGAGGTACATCTAACGCTGGATCAGGAACTACTGATGAAGGAAATAATGGTGGTGCAAGAAATGACGCTGGCGGAGGCGGAGGCGGAAAAAATGCTGTCGGCGGAACAGGAAGTCCAAACAATGTCGGTGGTGTTGGTGGAGTAGGTAAAGCCTTTCCAACTGCTTTTGTTAGTTCAAATGGAGAGCCTAGTGGTGGTAATCAATATTTTGCTGGCGGAGGTGCTGGAGGAATATACTCAACACCTAATGGGCCCAGTGCAGGAGGATTAGGCGGTGGCGGAGAAACACCACCTGCAGGTAGTTTAACCCCAGGTAATGCTGGAGATGCAAACACAGGAGGCGGCGGTAGCGGAGGAACTATTCAAGGTACAAATAGTGCTGTTCCTGGTGCTGGTGGCTCAGGTATAGTAATAATAAGGTATAAGTTTCAATAATATGGCACACTTTGCAAAAATAGACGATGACAATTTAATTCTAGCAGTACATTGTGTTGACAATCACAATTTGTTAGATGAAAATAATGAAGAACAAGAATTATTAGGACAACAATATTTACAAACACATAGTAATTGGCCTGCAGAAAAATGGATACAAACTTCATACAATTTAAATTTTAGAGTAAATTTTGCACAACTAGGTGGAACTTGGGATGCTACAAATGATATGTTTTGGCCCGCTAAACCATATCCGTCTTGGGTTAAAAATGTTTCTGCAAAAGAATGGCAATCTCCAGTAGGGGACGCACCTGATTTAACAGAAGAACAAATTTCACAAAACAATGCATTAACTCATTTATGGTTTTATAATTGGAATGAAGATAATGGAAGATGGGATTTAACAGACGATAATTTATAATTGATTATTACTATAATTAGATTATAATAATATCGTTTATGCAAAAGAAAGAATTAACAAGCACTAGTCTGTATTATGGTAAAGTTAACATGCCTAAAGGATTTGAAATAAATTCTAAACCATTAATCATGGGTACTTTCGAACAAGAGTATCTTAATAAAAAATTTCCTTTCTCAAGAGATTTAGATAAAGTTGATACCTATATTAGAGATTATGCAATAGCTAAACATAAACTATCATTAGAGGGTATTGAAACATGGGGTAGTTTTTATTTACCATTACAATCTTCAAAAATAATGAAACACAAATATAATTTTACTGTTCTTTATGGAACAGAAATACATAAAGATAGTTGTGAAGTAACTATCTTTGTAAATGAAAATAAAGAACATGTTGTTAAATTATCTACAAATGATTTTATTATGTTTCCATCTAATAAAAGTTATTACGTAAACTCGAATGAAAGCCATAAAATTAATTTTATACAAAGTATGTTATATGAACTTAAGTGATTATTTTTATTGTTTTCCGTCTGCTTTACCAGAAAGAATTTGTGATGAGATTATAGATTATGGTTTAAGTTGTCAGGATCAAATAGGGATAACAGGAGGAGAAGGTGTGTCAAGAGACGTGTCTAAAAATCCTTTAAATAATAAAGAAAAACAAAATTTAAAAAAATTAAGAAATTCAAATGTTGCTTGGTTAAATGATAATTGGATTTATAAAGAAATACATCCATACATAGATGAAGCAAATAAAAGAGCTGGCTGGAATTTTGATTGGGATTCTTCTGAGTCTTGTCAATTTACAAAATATAAATTAAATCAATATTACGATTGGCATTGTGATTCTCAAGATACTCCATACAAAGATAAAACAAAACCCAATGCATTTGGTAAAATAAGAAAGCTGTCAGTAACTTGTCAATTAAATGATGAAAGCGAATACGATGGTGGAGAATTAGAATTTGACACAAGATCATACATGCCCCACGATAAAAAAATTATACAATGTAAAAATATTTTACCTAAAGGTACAATTATAGTTTTTCCTAGTTTTGTGTGGCATAGAGTAAAACCTGTAACATCGGGAACAAGATATAGTCTAGTTGTTTGGAATTTAGGAAAACCTTATAGATGACAGAAATAGTTTTATTCCCAAAAATATTAAAGTTTTTTCAATACAAAAAACCACTAACAAATTTAATTAAAGAAAGTTATTTAATAGAAAAAAAATATAATCTTGGTGGAAATAATTGGTATGATTCAAATAAAATATATAACACTTGTGGCACTTATAATTTATACAACAACAAAAAATTTAAAAATATTTTATTGTGGATTGAAACTTGTGTAAAAGAATATTGCGATAGATTGCAAATCTATTCTAATATTTACGAAAAAAACGCTTGGCTAAATATTTATAAAAAACATCAAGGTCAAGAGTATCATGATCATCATGTTTATGACATAAGTGCTATTTTTTTTCTTAAAGGTTCTATTAATTCTGCTAAAGTTTTATTTACTGATTTTAATGAAAAATCAAAACTACCTGTAAAAAATTTTATAGATGTTAATTCAACAGTTTGGAAAGTATCATTTACTGAAGGAACTTTGATTGTTTTTAGATCAGATCTTATTCACTCAGTAGAACAACACATGGTAGATGAGGATAGAATATCAATAGCTTTAAATTTTAAGATAGGAAAATAAAATGAAATACAATTATAAAAAAGACAAAATAGCTGTAATTAAAAAAGCAATTAATTTGGACTTAGCAAATTTTATTTACAATTATTTTTTGATAAAAAGACAAGTTGCACAAACTATGTTTGAAACAAAATATATATCATTATTAACAGAAGATTTTGGACATTGGAGGGATAAACAAGTGCCTAACACATACTCTCATTATGCAGACACTGCTATGGAAACTTTGTTGTTATCAGTTCAACCTACTTTAGAAAAAATAGTAAAACATAAATTAGTTCCCAACTATTCTTACGCTAGAATTTATAAACAAGGAGATGTTCTTGAAAGACATAAAGATAGATACTCATGTGAAATATCAGTAACGTTAAATCTTGGCGGAGACCCATGGCCAATATTTATAGATAAAACAGGAAAAGAAAATCAAAAAGGAAATAAGGTAACATTAAAACAAGGGGACATGTTAGTTTATAAAGGACAAGAATTAGAACATTGGAGAGACCCTTTTGTTGGTCAAGATTGCGTGCAAGTTTTTTTACATTACAATAAACATAATAAAAATAATAATAATATTTTTGATGGAAGATTACATGTAGGACTTCCGTCGTGGTTTAGAAAATAATTTATTTTATTATTTTAGTTTTAAAAGCAAGAGTAATTCTAACTCCATCGTCAGGTGCTAAACCTCGGTGCATTTTATTAGAATCAAAACATATTAATCTATTTTGAACAAATTTAATTTTATTTGTTCCTTTTATTTGAAAAGCACCATCTTTTTTTCTAGTTTTAGTCGCCATATATAAACAAGTAATATCTCCATCATCTGTGTGAAAAGAACCATTCATTTCTTTCCATTGGATATTTAAATACATTCTTAATAAACTTAAATTTATATCTAATGTTTTTTTTAATTTATAAAAAAGATATTTGTTGATTGGCTCATTGCTATCTAAAAGATGACTGTAAAAACTGTTATCAATATTTTTATTGTTATCTAATGACGAATGTCCAAACCAGTGAGCTTTCTCATATAAAAAGTTATGTTCTAAAAACTCAACTAAATCTTGGTCTAACCAATCATCAATTATTTTTTTCATTTATTTATAATTTAATTGATAGCCTAAATTAAAAGCTATTGCATATTTAGATTTTGTTGTTTTGTTTCTTTCTGCATAATGGTCTAAAAAACTAGAAAAAATAACAAATTTATTTTTTTCCGGTTTTACAGTTTTTTTTACTTTAGGAAAATTTAAAACTTGTAAATGATTATTGAGATATAAAACCCCTGACATAAAACAAGATTCATGATTATGTACTGTTGTTCTATGACTAAAATTTTCTTTTAAACCCCAAGCACTTTGCAAATAATATGGAGGAACATTAGGGTATGAATCTATTTTATCTAATATAGGAAGTAAAAAATTATGAAAATTTGTGTCATTTATAAAAAAATCCCAACTAGTCATATATGACTTTAAATTAGTTTGAAAACTTCTGTTATCTTCGCTACATATACCCTCTTCAATTTTATCTATAAAATAAGAGCAATTTATATTTGATTTACCTGTTATAAAAGTATAATCTACTGGTATTTGTGAAGTTATCTCTGTATCAATCTTCATATTTCTAAAGCCTTTTTAACAAAGAACACTAATAATTCAAGTGTTTTAAACTCATTGTTAATGTGATAAAAGGAAAATTATGTTACAAAAACTAGGTTTTTTACCAGGATTCAATAAACAAGTTACATCTACCGGAGCTGAGTCACAATGGACAGACGGTGAAAATGTGCGTTTTAGATATGGTACACCTGAAAAAATAGGTGGCTGGAACCAATTAGGTGCTTCTAAATTAACAGGTGTAGCTAGAGGTTTGCATCATTTTGTAAACAAAGCATCAACTAAATTTGCGGCTATTGGCACAAACAGGATTTTATATGTATATTCTGGTGGTGTTTTTTACGATATACATCCATTAACTAACCCATCAGGCACGGCTATTACAAATGCATTTAGCACAACTAATGGATCTCCAACAGTAACACTTACATTTAGTGGTTCACATAATTTTCAACCACAAGATATTATTTTATTTGGTGATGCAACTACATTTAGTGCTATCACAAACTCTAATTTTGTTGCCGCAGATTTTGCAGATAAAAAATTTATGGTAACAAGCGTACCAACTACTTCTACAATTACTATTACAATGCCTAGTAATGAAACAGGCAGTGGTGCAACA